ATGCACACCACTATCGAGGCCATCAAGGCCGATATCGCTGCCGCCCTTGGCTACGATCCGAAGAACCCGCCTGTTCAAGTAGATGACAAGCAAGCCGCTGTTGCCCTGGGCATCAAGGCTTCTACCTTGTCCGTCTGGCGCTCGACCGGGCGTTATAACCTCCCGTATATGAAAGTCGGCCGGCTCGTCCGCTACCGGCTTAGCGATCTGGCTGAGTTCCTGGCCCGTCGTACCTCTGAACACACGGGGGAGGCGGCATGAATCCAATCGACAACATCCTGTCACGCCTCGACAAGGTAAAGCCGAACGGTGCGGCCAAGTGGCTTGCCTGCTGCCCGGCTCACGATGACAAGAATCCCAGTCTGAGTATCAAGGAAACCGACAACGGCACCGTACTGCTGAAGTGCTGGGCCGGCTGTAGCGCCGCGGAGATTGCCGGCGCGGTCGGGCTGGAACTGCGCGATCTGTTCGCTGGCGACAAGCCGCGGTCATCCCAGCCAAGCCGAGCAGCGCGCCAGTTCGAGGCGATGGTTATCACGATTGCTGTCGAGCAGATTCGCTTGGGCAAGCAACTGTCCGTAGCCGATCAAGAGCGGCTAGAGCTGGCCAAGCGCCGGCTGGGGGTCGCGTAATGGCTGCAGCAATCGAAATTCTAAAGAAGGAATGGGCAGAGTCTGCGGCCAGGGACGCTTGGCGGGCGAATGCCATTCAGGCTACCAGCATCACTCCGACCGCAATTCATTGGGCCTGGCCGGGCTGGCTGGCGCTGGGCAAGCTGACAATTCTTGCCGGCGCTGGCGGAACCGGCAAAACAACTTTGACGATTGGCCTTGCCGCCACCATTACGAGCGGTGGCCGCTGGCCAGATGGGGAGCGCTGTACCGAGCGCCGTAGCGTAATCATCTGGTCGAGCGAGGATGATGCGGCCGACACGATAGTGCCGCGCCTGATCGCATCCGGTGCCGATCTTTGCAAGGTGTACATCCTACAAGGTCGCGTCAATGGGCTTGGGGAAACCCAGCCTTTCGACCCCGCGAAAGATATCGACCTGCTGGCTGCTGAGATGGATCGAATCGGTGACGTAGGGCTGATTATGATCGACCCCATCGTGTCTGCCGTTTCCGGCGATATGCACCGCGCCAACGACGTCCGCAGGGCTTTGCAAGGGCTGGTCGATCTTGCTGAGCAACACGACTGCGCGGTTCTGGGCATCACCCACTTTTCTAAAGGATCGGCAGACAAGAACCCTGCCGAGCGTGTGCTTGGGTCGCAGGCTTTTGGAGCGCTGGCGCGTACGGTGCTGGTGGCGGCGAAACAAGAAGACTCCGAGCTTCGTGTGCTGGCGCGTGCAAAGTCGAACATCGCGGTAGACGACGGCGGATGCTCTTACACCATCGAGGAATGCACGGTCGGAGAGGGCATCACGACTACTCGCGTGCTATGGGGGGGAAAGATCGAAGGGACCGCGCGCGAGATCCTTGCGGACGTAGAGTCGCAGAATCAGGACGAGCGCCGTACAGAGCTGGACGAGGCCTGCGACTTCCTGCGCGACGTTCTTGCGCTTGGTCCGGTGCCCACGACCCAAATCCAAAAAGACGCTGCTGGAAACGGGCTGACATGGGCTACGGTTCGTCGGGCACAAAAGACCATCGGCGTGATTGCCAAAAAAGACGGGGAGCACTTCGGGGGCGCAAAAAACTCTTGGGCCTGGAGGCTTCCCGTTGAAGGTGCTCAAAATCGCCTGAAGGTGCTCACAGAAAACAATGAGCATCTTCAGCAAAACGTGAGCACCTTCAGCGATTCGTCCGACTTCGATGACGACGACGCGGAGGCTTTCTAATGGCCGCTATCGACTATCTCCGCGATCACGGCTTCAGCGCCAAGGTGAAAGGCAACCGACTGATCGTCTCGCCATCGAGCAAGCTGACGCCGGACATTCGCCAGTACATCAAGCTTCATCGACTGGAGCTGCTGGCAGAGGTCGCAGCGAATGACGGCGAATCGCGTCGGGGTCACTGGACGATAACGGTAGCGGGACACCCGCCGTTTACCATGATCTGCGAGCCAGTTACCCATGGCGAAGCGCTTAGAAGAGCCAGAGAACGATGGCCTGACGCAACCGCGCAATGACCTCAACCCCGCCACCGAGCGGGGTTTTTTGTGCCCGCTACAACGTGCCGAGCCTGCCTGTCAACGATTAGTTGCATGGAATACTGTATATGCGTACAGTATGCGTGCATGTCACCTAACTTTACAGGTATCAACGAATGAAGATTTCCGCCCTACGCGAGCAGCGCTCCGCCAAGGTCGCCGCCATGAAAACCCTGGTAGATGCCGCAGCCGCAGAAGGCCGCGATCTGTCCGCCGATGAAACCAAGCAGTTCGAGAGCCTGAAGGCTGAAGAACGCGCCCTGTCCGCTCAGGTTGAGCGTGCCGAGTACCTGGGCGAAGTAGAACGCCGCGCCGCTGGCACTCCGGTATCGGGCGCACCCTCTGCCGACTTCGACCGCCTGGCCGGCTCCGTGAGCGTTACCAAGGTCATCCGCGCTCAGATGGAAGGCCGCAGCCTTGACGGTGCCGAGGCTGAATATGCCCGCGAAGCTGAACGCCGCAGTGGCCGCAAAGCCGAAGGCGCGTTCGTACCCTTCGCCAGCCTGGAGAAGCGCGCCAACACCACCGCGACCGCGCCAGAACTGGTCGGCACTGACCATCGCGCTCAGGACTACATTGGCCCGCTGCGTGAGGCTCTGCTGGCTCGCCAGATGGGCGTTCGTGTGATGACCGGCCTTCGTGGCAACGTCGCCATTCCGAAGTTCGGTTCGGGCGTTGAGACTGGCTGGGTCACTGAAGGCCAAGCAGTGCCAGAAGGTCAGATGGCTTTCGATCAAGTCACCCTGACCCCGAAACACGTCGGCGGCAAAACCGAGATGAGCCGCCAGCTTATCCAGCAGAGCGCCCCGGCCATTGAACAACTGGTCCGCGAGGATCTTTCGTTCCTGATCGCCAAGCAGATCGACGCCGCCATCATCAACGGTTCCGGTCTGGCTGGGCAGCCGCTGGGCATCCTGAACACGGTTGGCATTCAAGCCGCTGGTGATGTTCCGACCACTTGGGCTGGCGTTCTGGCGATGCTGGAAATGCTCGACGACGTGGACATTCAGAATGGCCGCTGGCTCACCACTGCCGCCATCCGCACCGCCCTGGCTGCTGCTGAGAAGGTTAGCGGCTCCGGTAGCGGCTTCCTGTACGACAACGGCGCGATGGCTGGCCTGTCCCTGGCGGCGAGCAAGAACGTCCCGGCTGGCAAGCTGATCCTGGGCGACTTCTCGCAAGTCATGCTTGGCGTCTGGTCCGAGGTGGACATTCTGGTGAACCCATACGCTGAGCCGGCCTACAGCCGAGGCGGCATTCAGGTTCGCGCTATGGCCACCGTCGATACCGCCGTGCGCCACCCGCAAGGCTTCGTTGTAGCGACCGAGGTCTAAGCAATGGAACGGCGCGCAAGCAATGGGCTGAAGCCTGACGGACGCAAGCTGACCGGCTACGCCGCTCGGTTCAACTCTGAGACGGACCTGGGCGAGTTTGTGGAAGTCATCCGCCCCGGTGCCTTCACCCGGACGCTTGCCGCCGCTTCTGCTGGAAACATCCGGGCGATCTATGAGCACGACGGCAAGTCGCTCCTGGGTCGCCTGGGTGCCGGCACTCTGCGACTAACAGAAGATTCCGAAGGGCTGGCATTCGAGCTAGACCTTCCCGACACCACCTTGGGCCGCGATCTGGCCGAGCTGGTGAAACGTGGCGACGTGGCCGGCTGTTCGTTCGGGTTTCTACCCGTGCGCGACACCTGGGCCGAAGGCGCGAAGCCTGTCCGCGAATTGCGCGATGTTGACCTATTCGAGATAACAATCACCGCAAATCCGGCCTATGACGCAACCAGCGTCCAAGTTCGTTCTAAATTGCCGCGCTCGGTTCGCCTGGCCCGTCTGTATCTGGAGGCCATCGCATGAGCCTGATTCAACGCCTGTTCAAACGGTCTAGCCCCGAGCCGACAACCCCGGCCTATGACACCTATTACGACCGCCTGACGGGCTTTCCTGGCGTGGCTGGCGTAGACGTGAACACAACCACCGCCGAGGGCATCAGCGCCGTCTATGCCTGCGTGGCCGCTATCTCTGAGACGGTCGGTAGCCTGCCGCTCGACGTGTACCGCAACACCGACAACGGACGCGAGAAGGCGAAGACGCACCCGCTATACCGCCTGCTGCACGATGCGCCGAACAACTACCAGACCGCACTGGAGTTCCGCGAGCAGATGCAGCGTCATGTTCTGCTGCGTGGTAACGCCTATGCAGAAATCGTGTGGAACCCGAACGGTTCGGTGAAAGCCCTGCTGCCGATGCACCCCGATAGCGTCACTGTGCTGCGTTCGAGCCTGGGCAATCTGGTCTATGAGCACGTTGACGGCAAAGGCAATCAGCGCCGCCTGCTGGCTGACGAGGTTCTGCACCTGCGCTACCACTCGGACGATGGGATTCTCGGACGCTCACCGATTCAGGTAGCCCGCGACACTATCGGCCTGGCCCTGGCCGAGCGTACCCACGGTGCGAAGATGTTCGAGCAGGGCACCAAGCTATCGGGCGTCATCGAGACACCACCCGGCACCACGAAAGAGCAGGCCGGGCAGATCCGCGAGAGCTGGTCCGCTGGTCAAGCCGGTATTGCCAACCACGGCAAGACCGCCGTTCTGCCGCAAGGCGCGACGTTCAAGACCGTGAGCATGACGCTTGAGGATGCCGAGTGGATCGAAGCCCGGCGTCTGTCCATCGTCGAGACAGCCCGTCTGTTCCGCGTACCGCCCGTGATGATTGGCGACATGGAAGCGGCCAACTACAGCAACGTTGTCGAGCTCGCCCGGTTCTTCGTGACCAACACCCTGCGCCGCCATCTCGTTATGTGGGAGCAGGCCATCAACCGGGCGTGCATTACCAATCCCGTCTTCTTCGTTGAGCACAACGTGGAAGGTCTGCTGCGTGGCGACAGCCTTGCCCGAGCGAACTTCTATCAGCGCGGCATCGAGGATGGATGGATGCTCAAGTCCGAAGTCCGCCGCATTGAGAACCTGCCAGCAATCGAAGGTATCGACGATGCGAAAACTGAAGATGCACAACCCGTTTCCTTACCGCGTGCTGGGGACGCCACTGGACGAGTGGAAGAAGAACCAGGCCAAGCAAAAGGGGCAGCGGCATGAAGAAGAAACGCAAGCTGAGCCTAAACAGCATCGAGTGGAAGCGTCTCCGCGCTGAGGTGCTGGCCAGTGAGCCGTTGTGCCGTATGTGTACAGCGCGTGGTCTGGTAGTGCCAGCAACGGACGTTGACCACATCGAGGACAGCCGCGAGGACTTCACCGACGACAACAGCCGGGAGAATTTGCAGCCACTCTGCCATGAATGCCACTCGCTCAAGACAGCGGCAAGTATGGGCAAGGGCGTGTCGTGGGGCTGCGACGTGAACGGGATGCCGCTCGACCCGAACCACCCTTGGAATAAATCACCAGCAACCGCCGCAGACAAGACCGATGGGTCCCTGCTCTTTCAACGCTAACCGCCATGAAAACCACCCCACGCCGCCCCCGCTCAGACAGCGCCAGAGCCGCCGTAGCAGCCGCTCAGGCCGTTGCGCTTGGCCCTATAGCGCCGCCTGCGTTTGTGCGCGTAGGGAAGGCAGCCAGACCGTTCTGGAATGCCATCGTGACCGCTCGCCCGCGTGATACCTGGACCGATGCTGACTTGATTCTGGCCGGCAACCTTGCCCGCGCCTATGCCGACATCGAGCAGTTGCACCAGCAGATCGAGGACGAGGGATTCATTCTGGACGGCAAAGCCCACCCAGCAATCGCCATCCTCGAAAACATGAGCCGCCGCGCCCTGGCCACTGGTCGCCAGTTGAAGGTGGACACCATCGCCACCGTGGGCAAAGCCGAGGATCTGCCGAAAGGTGCCGCCCTGGAGCGTGACGCCCGCGCCCAACTGGACGATGACCTGATCCCCACCTTGGCGACGATGCAATGAGCGCCGTAAATCACCGGGAATCCGGTAGTTTGACCAGGGCCGAGAAGATCATCAGCTTCGTGGAACGCTACTGCGTCACGCCGGAAGGTGCGGACGTGGGCAAGCCGCTGCTGCTGGCCGAGTTTCAAAAGCAGTTCATCCAAGACGTATATTCAAACCCGCACGGCACCCGGCGCGCCATCCTGTCCGTGAGCCGCAAGAACGGGAAGTCCGGTCTGATCGCCGGCCTGATCCTCGCCCATCTGGTCGGACCGGAAGCCAAGCAGAACAGCCAACTGGTATCGGGAGCCATGAGCCGTGACCAGGCCGCGCTAGTGTTCAACCTGGCGTCCAAGATGGTCCAGCTATCGCCCGCGCTATCGAAGATTGTCCGCATCGTGCCGAGTGGTAAACGCCTGATCGGCCTGCCGCTCAATACCGAGTTTCGCGCCCTGGCGGCTGACGGCAAGACAGCGCACGGCCTGTCACCAGTGCTCGCCATCCTGGACGAGATAGGCCAGATCCGCGGGCCTCAATCCGACTTCGTGGATGCCATCACGACCAGCCAAGGCGCGCATGAGAACCCGCTGCTGATCGCCATCAGTACCCAAGCCGCGAATGACGCTGATCTGCTGAGCCAGTGGATTGACGACGCCAAACGCTCGAAAGATCCGCGCATCGTCTGCCACCTGTACACCGCGCCCAAGGGCTGCGACCTGCTAGACGAAGATGCCTGGAAAGCTGCCAACCCGGCGCTGGGCCTGTTCCGCTCCGAGGACGATCTACGCGAGCAGATGCAGCAAGCCGCCCGTATGCCATCCATGAGCAACACCGCCCGCAACCTGCTGTTAAACCAGCGCGTTAGCCTCGACAGCCCGTTTATATCGCCTGACGTGTGGGCAGCCTGTGGCGCTGAGCCTGAGCCGTTTGAGGGGCCAGTTTTCGCGGGGTTAGATTTGAGCGCCCGTACCGACCTGACGGCGCTTGTGCTGATCGGCAAGGCCGCTGGCGTCTGGCAGGTTCGCCCGTATTTCTGGACGCCCGAGCAAGGCTTGTTCGACCGCGCCAAGAAGGACCGCGCCCCGTATGACCAGTGGGCCGCTGAGGGCTTCCTGCGAACCACCCCCGGCGCGACGGTGGACTATGAGTTCGTGGCCGCAGAGATGGCCGAGATCCTGGCGGACGTGGACATTCAGTCAATCGCCTTCGACCGCTGGCGGATGGACATATTCAAGAAGGAGCTCGAGCGCCTGGGCCTCGACTTGCCGCTAGTGCCGTTCGGACAGGGCTTCAAGGATATGGCCCCGGCACTCGACGCCCTGGAAGCCGAGCTGCTGAACGAACGCATCGCCCACGGCAACCACCCGGTGCTGAGTATGTGCGCCGCGAATGCCGTCGCCACCAAAGACCCTAGCGGGGGGCGCAAATTGGACAAGTCCCGCCGCACTGGCCGCATCGACGGCCTGCAAGCCCTAGCAATGGCAATGGGCGCCGCCCAAGCCGCAGCAGCCCCCATTGAAATTGATACCGAGGTGTTTTTCGTATGATTACCGTGGCCGAAGCCAAACAGCATTTGCGCGTGATGCACGCCCTAGAAGATGGGCTGATCCAGCTCTACCTGGACGCCGCGACCCGGCACGTTGAGGAATATCTGGGCGACGATCTGCCCGACCCGATGCCGGAACCCATTCAAGCGGCTGTGCTGCTGCTGACCGCTGACCTGTACGTCAATCGTGAGCGCCAAGGCGACCGGATCTTGCACGAGGGCACGGCCTACGCGCTGCTGCTGGCCCCTTATCGTTCTATGGCGGTGCTGTGATGAGAATCGGACGCCGCCGCCACCCGCTGGAACTTCAAAAGCTCACCCGCGTTTCGGATGGCATGGGGGGCTGGCAAGAAGGCTGGTCTACCGTCGCGACCGAATGGGCAGCCGTCGATAGCGTGTCGGGTGATGAATTCTTTGCTGCCGCTCAGTTGCAGACCCTGCTCAGCGTGAAGGTAACGATGCCGTATCGCGCCGATCTGACGACCGAGTGGCGGCTGATCTACCACGGCAAGCAGTACAACGTGAAAGCCATCCTGCCGAACAACGATATGTCCGAGATGACCCTGCTTTGTGAGGTCACGGCTATCAAATAG